AATAATCTCTATTGCCCAACAAACTCATATCTTTTCTCCTTTAATATTTCTAAGCGTTCTGTTGCCTCTGCATACTCTTCAAATAATTTAGCTACAGTATCTACTGTATTAGGATGGTCAGCTACACCAACACACTCTCTAAAATACATTTGAATATTACATAAAGCTTCTGATTGTTCAGCTTTATATTTATCATACAAAGCATCATATAATTTTTCTTTTATCATACTACCCCTCACAGGCTATGCATTCCACATCATCTAACTTAATTCTTGGAACTTTTATGTTTACATTTTCTACATTTCTAGCTGCGTTAGACCTAAAATAGTAGAGTGATTTTAATTTATTCATACCATACCAATGAACATCATTTACATACTGCATATAATCATCGTGTACATCTTGACCCTCTGTTGCTTTTGGTAAAGTAAAAAATAAATTTACAGACTGTGCTTGACATATAAACTGTTGTCGTTGATATGCATGTTCAACAATCCATATTTGATTTATTTCATTTGCTGTTTTAAATATTTCTTTTTCTTTATCTGTAAGAATATCTAAATGTTGTACTGAACCATCTTTACCTGCTATATCTTTCCAAATATTTTCTAGCTCTTTAATTTTTAAACCTTTAGACTTTAAAATCTTTTCAAGAAATTTGTTCTTAACTTGATAGCTCCCTGATAAAGTTTTATGAGTATAGCAGTTAGCTCTGTAAGGCTCAATACTAGGAGAAGTGCCACTACATATAATCCCACTACTAGCATTAGGAGCAACAGCCATGAGATTAGCATTTCTCCTACCTGAACCATGGATATCAGGAGCTTCGCCCCTTTCGATAGCCAACTCTTTAGTAGCTGAATTTGCTTTTGATTTAATATATGTGAAAGCTGTATGGTTAAATCCAGTTGCGAAAATACCCTCGAAAGGTATGTTCCTAGATTGTAGATATGCATGAAAACCCATTGCACCCAAGCCGAGACTTCTTTCTCTATATGCCGAATAGGCAGATTTAGTATATCCTTCTTTGCCTTCTCTAACATAGTTTTGAAAGCGTTTAAAATTTGCATTATATCCTCCTAGTTGTGATGTATCTATAGCATTTTCTATGTAATGTTCTATAACATTATCAAGCATTGTTATTAAATCTGATATAAAGTTATCATTTTTTGACCAGTCATCAAAGTGTTCTAAATTTACAGATGACAAACAACAAACTGCAGTTCTTTCTTCATTAGTAGGTAATGTTATTTCAGAACATAAATTACTTTGTTTAATCTCAAGACCTAAATCTTTTTGTTGTTTAGGTAAATACTTATTACAAGTATCTATGTTTATCATATATGGTTCACCTGTCTCAGCTCTAGCATGTATAATTTGCCACCATAAATCTCTAGCGTTTATAATCTTAACAGCTTCTTGAGTTTTAGGGTCAATTAATCTCCAGTCTTCATCATTTTTTACAGCTTCTAAAAATGAATTTGTTATGTTTACTCCATTGTGTAAATTTAAACATTTACGATTTATATCTCCACCAGATTCTTTACGCATATTTATAAACTCTTCAATTTCAGGATGACTTATATCCATATATGCTGCATAAGAACCTCTTCTAGTTGTGCCTTGGTTAAAGGCTAACATCTGAGAATCTACCACATGCATGAATGGAATTGAACCAGTAGAACGACTGCCATGAGCAGTAGAAATACCGTTGCTCCTAATATCGCCCCAATATCCACCAATGCCTCCACCTGAACTTGCCAACCAAATGTTTTCATCGTAGTGATTAGATAAACCACTGCGACTGTCAGGAACATAATTAAGGAAACAAGAGATAGGTAACCCACGACTTGTTCCCCCGTTACTAAGTATAGGAGTGCTAAACATGAACCAACGAGAGGAACTGTAGTTGTAAAGTCTTTGAGCCAGTTCAAAATCTGTCTCCCCTTTGTAAGTAGCCCCGAAAACAGAGGCTCTTGCGAACGCTTCTTGTGCATGTGTTTCTCCTTCCCAGAAGTATCTATCTCTGAGTGTATCTAGACTAAATTTATCAAACTCTTTTTCTTTATCATAGTCTATTTCAATTCCTAAGTAAGGCTTAGTTCCTATTTTATCTTCAATCATTTTGAATATCCTGTAAATGTATAGCCATTATAGCATAATGAATTATTTTTAGCAAGTCTGCTTGGTTATATCCTTTCTTTTTTCCATACCTCATTGCATACTTTATAATATTACCAATACAAAACCCTTCTCCATGTCCGTTATCAAATATAACATCTGTTGCTTGATAATCTCCATAAGCATAATGTTTCTCATAAGTTTTATCTACATATCTTTGTATTTGTGGTATGATATTATTTTCATTAAATTTGTATTTCATTTTTTATAATACTCCTTTTTTAGTTTCTTCATATACCATTTAGGTGTGTAAGAAGAAACCATAATTCTTTTATTCATATACACATGGGTTTGTTCTGGTAAGTATTTTTCAAAATTATCCATTGATAGTTTTTTCTTTTCTTCATCTATTAACATAGTTTTTAACCATTCAATAACTAATTCTTTAGATTTTTTTCTAAGTTGTTTTGCTTTTTTTCCATTCATAATACTGTAGAGTCATAATTTTTAACAAGCTTCCAATAATTTAGTAAACTGTTAAACATTTCTTTGTGTTTATAATGTGTTTCTTTATCCCACACATGAGTTAAAACTAACTCTGTGTCTGCTCTATCAACAAAGATAGATATTCTTTCAGGGTCTTCTATATTACAACCTTGTGCATAAGCTGACAGTTGCATACCATGTTCATCATATACTAAACGAGCAGAGTCTTTTCCTTTTAAATTGTCTTTAGTTTTAAAGTCTATAAATATACCAGACTTAGAATATAAATCTATTTTACCACCATATCCTTCGTTAGCACAAAAAGAATCTTCTGCTATCCATTCTTCATTAGGATAGTTTGCATCTAACCAAGACTTAATAACTTTGTAAGGTTTTGTTTTAGCTCCACCTAAAAATCCTTTTTCTATTTGTGCATGTATTTTTGTACCTTGTTTTGCAGCATTCATTCCTACTTCTCTACCTGCATTCTTACACTTGTTTATATAATCTGGGTCATCTTTATCTAGATTTAAAGAAGCTTCTAAAGCTTGTGTAATCTTCCAGTTTTCTAATGAAGGCTTTGCTGCTATACCTATAATTGTAGTAACAGAAGGTACTAGCTTTTCTTTTTTAGCATCACGAAGAGTCGTGTTTCTTTCTTTACCATTAGCACCTACAATGGTATACATAGGTTCTCCGTTGTGGTCATACCAATGACCTGCTTCTGATTTATAATTACTCATCTTTTAAATCCTCAAATGTTTTGTAGACATCTGATGTAAATAGTTTTTGTATACTTACTAACCACATTCTACTTGCGTTGTTGTCTCCACCACTAACAGACTTTTTAAAGTCTAGTTTTTCTATTAACTGTTTTAATTTTGGTACATCAAATATAAATGTACAGAATATATCATCGCCAATACAAAGATTATGAAACCAATAATCAGATTCTGTAACTGCTATACCTGAAGGTTTACCATATGATTGGTATTCAATACATATGTTACCTGTTTTCATCCACATACCTCTTTCAGATTTCACTTCTATTTTTTTATCAGTAAACATTTCTGCTATTTTATCTTCTCTTATCTGACCATATTGTAAATCAATGTCAAATTTTTTCATATCTTTTTTAATGGGTTTCATACCAACTGTCTCCTATTTTGTATTCTCCGTCCAAAGGACATCTCATTTTATAAAAATTACCTGCTTCTTTTATAGCTCGAACTCCTGCTCTACCTACATAATCTGCTTGTGATTCTTTAACCTCTATTTGCCATTCATCGTGAATGTTGGCAACTATTTTAGCATCAATAGTATTTAGTTTCAAGTTTAAATCTAATAACTCTAATGCTTTTTTCATAACAATAGCACCACCACCTTGTAATAAACTATTAAGTGCAGCGTGTCTATGCCTGATTAATATTTTTCTCCCGTCTAAACCTTTTAGATATTTCTTTTGCGAAGCTCTATCAACTCGTTGTTTAAGAGTTCTAAGTGTTGGTAGACTAGCAAGAAAGCGTTCTCGCAATTGTTTACCTGCATCCCTGCTTCCTTTAATGATTCTTCCAATCTTTTCATCTCCAGCTCCGTAAACGAGTGCATAGATGAAAGTTTTCGCCTCATCTCTTGATTTAAGTCCAGCAAATCTTTGGTTAGCTGTATGAATGTCTCCGTTAATAATTTCATTTATATAATCCTCGTCAGCCATATAGTGTGCTAACATTCTTAATTCTAATCCACTTGCATCTATACCTACAAGTTTATATCCATTTGGTGTAGTCCAACAATCTCTACATTCTTTACCATAAGGACTGTAGACAGCAGGTACTTGAGCCATGTTAGGATTTCTGTGTGCCATTCTACCTGTAATAGCACCGGTAGAAATTACAGAACCATGAACTCTATTATCTTTTTTATTTACTGATTCTATCCAAGAATGTACTTGTGCTAATCTTTTTTGATACAATAAAAAGTCTGCTATAAGTTGAGCTTCTTTTATATGTGTAATCTTTTTGAGTGTGGTCTCATCTACGATAGCTTGACCAGTTGGAGTAAACTTATTTGGCTTCCAACCAAGCTCTTGTAATCTTTGACCTATTTGTTTTCTTGAGCCTAGATTAAACTCTTGAAGAGTCTTTCTCATGAAAGGTTTTTGCTCAAGTCTACCCTCTATTATATCTGTATATTCTTGTTCTGTCAATCCCTGTTTAGAAAGTTTACCGTCTTTTTTTAATTTAGGTGTAATTAATTTATCATCTATCCATATTGGTTTAAATGTTTCATGTACTTTGTTTTCTGTTTCTTTTAACTTAGAACTTAGTTCAGATGTGAGTAACATTGCTTTTTCATCATCAAATAAAAATCCATTTTGTTTTTGTTCTTCTAGTAAATATGTAACTTTGTGTTCTAAATCTATTGATTCTTTTGAAAATCCGATAGATTCTTTTTTTAAATAATTAAATAATTTAAAGTTTATACTTACATCTCGTTGACAATAAGATAACATATCATCATTGTAAGAATCCCATTCAGGAGATTCTTTTTTAGGTATACCTAACTTATACCCCCATTTAGCTATGCTGTGTCCTCCTTCTCTGTTGGGATTAAATAATCTGGATAGAACTAAAGTATCTACAACTTTGTCATGATGATATAAATCCACGCCTTTTAACTTTTTAATTACAGGTATATCAAATCCTATAATATTATGTCCAATTATTTTGTCTGCACTTTTTAATAATTGTATTCCTTCATCAATTTTATCTTCAGCATAATTATAAAACTTACCTTTGTCATCTATTGCTACAATACACCATATAACTGTAGGATTTAATCCGTCTGTTTCTATATCAAATACTAACTGCATTTTCTTCTACCTCAAATTCTGATATATCTTCCTCTGATAATCTGCCTGTGTCTTTATCATAGACTAATGAACTGGCTAATCCTACATCGCCTGTGTATCTAGATTTTAATACACGAAGCTTTGTTGTTCTTGCTTCAAGCTCATCATCTGATTGTTGATTTCTCTCTAATGCTATCACACAATCACTTAATTGTCCAATACTATTTGAACCACGAAGATGAGATAAAGATACTTCAATACCATTTTCATGTCCTTTGTTACCGTCAACTCTTCTTAGATGTGATACAAGAATTAGTCCTGCCCCTGTTTCTTCAACCAAGCTACGAAGTCTAGTCATAATAGAATCAATAGCTCTTCGTTCGTCTCCCTCATGCACAGCACTAACAAGCATATGTAAATGGTCTACCACAACCCACTTACAATCACAACCAACTATAAGATATCTAAGCTTTGCAAAGATGTCATCTATCTCGTTAGTGCCAAAGTGTGCATGAATGAATACCCTATCCTCCTCAAATACTTTATCAAACATTTGCATGATAGTTTCTTTGTCAAACTTTTCTCGTTCTTGGTCAATGTAAAGTCTTGCGTTAGCTTCGATAGAAAGTATACCGTCAACAGTTCTTTTCCAATCTTCTTCCAATGCAATCACACCTACATTATCTTCTGTTTGATTTATAAGCCAATGCTCTAACTCTCTGGTAACACTAGATTTACCTAACCCTGTGCCACCAGTAAGAGTTACGAGTTCTCCCTGCCTTAAACCATATAACTTTTTATTTAATCCTTCCCATGGAAAAGCTATACTCTCTTTCTTTTGTCTGTCAAAATAAGATACTTTTTTATCTGATACTTTTATAATACCACTAGGAGTATAAAGCTTTGCATCCCACCAAGCTCTTGTAAAGTCTTGATGTTTACCTTGCTTGAGCATATCATTAGGGTCTTTATATCCATTAGGTAATGTTACAATCTTTGCTTTTCCCGGTTTTAAAATTGTAGCTACTTTCTTTGCAGCTTCCTGTCCTTGCTTGTCTTTGTCAAAACATAGCACAACATTATCAAAACTTTCTACATATTCTAAACTTTCTTTTATATCTTTTACTGCAGATAAAGCTCCTCTCTTGATACTTACACAAGCCCACTTGCTACCTAATAATTCAAAGGCTGCCATAGCATCACACTCTCCTTCTGTGATAGTAAGATACTTGCCACCTTCCTTAAATAAATTTTGTCCAAACAATCCAGAGCCTTGTATAGAACCATTAAAAGAAAATCTTTTATCTTTTACATACCTAGTCTTTATAGCACATTGCTCATTGTTTATGTAGTAAGGATATAAATGCTGTGCCATTTGACCATTCGAGTCATAAATAACTTTTACTCCATACTTTTCTGCTGTTTCTTTTGTGATATTTCTATCAACTAATTTACCAAATATACCTCCATGTGGATTTACAATGGTAGTTGGTTGTTTATATTTTTCCATTGATGTTACCTTATTTTCATAATTACTATAAAACTTGCCACAACTAAAACATTTAGCTGACCCGTCTTCGTTTACTGATACAGCATCAGAACTGCCACACTCATGGCATGATACATGATACTTTACAAATTTATTTTGTTCCATAATACCCTCGTTAAATTAAAATGGAGAGGCGTTGTTCATATGACATCTAAGCCGATACTATGTATGGACTACTGTGCCAAACTGGATTTATACTTTAATAGCTATCCACATTTTACGCTAACCTCTCACTTGGAGATACGAATTAGTCTTCAGAATCTGTTGTTTCTTCTGCGACTTCTTCTTCTTTATTCTCTACCAAAGATTCAGGACAATCTTTTAAGAGGGCTTCTAGATTTGCCCTGTGTGTTGAACTGGTAAAGTTTAAAGCTTCTAACAAAACCTCAAGCTGACCTACTTTATTTATTATAACAGTAGCTTGAGTTCTAATATTTTCGTCTTCTACTTTTGATACATCATAAGTTGTTGTACCATTTTCATTGTTAATAGTTACAATCATATTAAAACTCCTCGCCATCCCCATAAGGGTCTAGCTCTGCTCCATCTTGAGATTTTAAAGGAACTAAATCTAAAACCTGCATAGCTTGGAAATCTAAACCTTTAAATGTTCCAAACTTATTTTCGGTTTCCCATTCGTTGTATTGAACTTTTACAGTAGAGCCATTACCTACGACTTCGTCCATAAGATTTTTCTCTCTGTCGAAAAGTTTAGGTGCTTGTCTGACCATGCCATTCGGACCATTTACTTTTCGTTTAATTGTTAAAGCTCTTCCAACATTTGTTGAAGCTCCTTGCTCATCTGTAATAGATAAGTCTTTTATTCTAAACCCACGAGCTTCAAAATCATTTGCAACTGAATCATCTACTACTAAATCAACTGTATACACAGGCTCAAAAGTAGTATTTGGTGTAGTTACTGAAGCCCAGTAAGCTTTTCCTTCTAATACTGCCATAAATTACCTCCTTTGGCTTTGTTATTGTGTTGCATTATACAACAAGTCATCATCAATGTCAAGTAAATTATCTAATTTATTTACATCAATATTCTCTAGTATTTCTACTAGAAATTTATCCCCGACTGTTTCAACAGTATGAGGTATACTTATGCTATGATTTATATTTAAATAATCTACATAAGTATTAAATTGTTTATATTCTTCTCGTGTTAGTGTAGCTTTCATATTATGCTTCATTATCTAAATCCCATTTAACAATATTATTATCTCTACTAAATAATTTTTTCTTTTTTTGCTTATCTTTAAAAGCTAAAAACCATTTATCACCATTCCTTTCTGCATCTTTAAAGACTGCATTGGTAAATATAATTGGTATCAATACAGTAAGATGAACTACAATACTTGTAACAATATCGTAGCCATACCAACCTAAATAATATGTAGCAATAAATCCAAAAAATATCGACCACACTGTAAACAATACTAACATAAAATATGCCTGTAAAGAAGGTTCATTAATATTTTTAAGTGGATTATATTTTACATCCATAACTAAATTCCAGCACTCTGATACCCAATAAAAAAAATTTTTCATGTTGCCCACCATTCTGGTTTAGCCCTACCTTTCTCCCATTTTGCATAGTGTTTCTCATGGGTACAATAATCTCTGTATGCTTTGATAGGGTCATCATTTTTGTACTCATGAGGCATAGCCTGTGCTAATGGTGTTTTAATCCAGCCAGTACGCTTAATATTATCTGGTATTTTAGATAAATGTTTAGCAAGTTTAGTTATACTTGCATGTGTCTTACCATATCTGTAATTATATTCTGTTCCTAATGCTAAGAAGTGTCTGTATAACCAAAAGTAATTAGCACTACATTCTCTAGCCCATACTGTGCATGGATGATTCCAATAGGCTCTTTTGTATAAACCTACCTCATCAGCGTAGTCATTACCATCTAATTCTCTATGTGCTGTACATAACATTTGTGCTGTTTCTAGTGGCATTTTTACTAGCATTTTATCTGGTTGTGCTTGTGCCGATAGAACAGGACAGTCATAAAAATAAAATATATTCATAACAATCTATCCTCCACTAATTTAATTACTTGTTTTTCATTATACCATAAACCTGAATAGGTTTCAAGTGTTCCATTTTTCCATGAAACATAGTATCTTTTATATCCTAACATTTTACAATAAAATATGGCAACATTACCATATGATTTAATTAATACTCTCATCTTCCTTGCCCTCTATATGCTTTATAACTTCTGCGTTTATTTTTATTCATGTGAGCTGTAGATATTTTAATCTTTCTACTACGCCCTCCTGTGCCTTGTGATGTTACTTTTTTAACATGCTCTATAGTTTGTATTGTTTTTCTTATAGCCATTTTAATTTATCCTCATACTGTATCATAATCTTCATGTACTCCACTTTCAAATAAATTTTCTGCAATAAAAAATAATATATCATCTCTATCATCATCTTCATGCAGTCCATATGTTTCACTTATGGTATGAACTTCTGCTTCAAGTTTACCCTGTTGGTCTAACAGTTCTACTTCCTGCATTATCTTTTCAAATTCTTTTTCATTGTGTTGACTGCTCATTAAATATCTCCTGTCTGTAAACTGTAGGTACAATATCTTCTCCCTCTATTCTACCAAAGGGACTACTACATACTTTAATAATCTGACATCTATTGTCAAACTTTTGTTTTTGTTCATCACAAATATCTTGTGCAACTTTTACTGCTTCTGTATCACTATCAGACCAAATATTTAGTGATAGTTCTACTCTATATCTATCTTTCATGTTATCTCCTATAATGATTTTAATTCTTCCCAATCAGGCACATCTTCTATGTGTGGATATTTATCACTTCCTACATGCAGTCTTAATATTCTAATCGCATGGATTATATCCAGTTCCATAATGTCTATCCATTCTTCACGACTTTCACTATAATACACCCATTTGTGGTTCATGTCAATAGGTATAGTTTTACCTAGTATTTTTTGTATTTCTAATACTTGTTTAAGTTTCATTATCTATCTCCTTATATAATATGCTTAAAAGGACAGGTGACCACATAATTTGAGAGCTACTCATTGACAAAGTTTCGAACCTTTGCATTAATCAGATATAAAGAAAATCTTTATATACCTTTTCAGACCACTCTTACTAGGAAACTTATTTAAAATTT